TAACTCGGGCAAAGTTATGAGTTTTTTAATTTGTTTAAACCATTCTTTTTTATTTGCTGTCAAACAGTTCTTTTTATTCTTTGCTATGTTAGTGTAAGGATATTCATCTGAAACGATTACGGATACTTTTTTTGCACCCATTTCAAGCATTTTCAATTTAGACTTGCATCTATTGAAGGGTGTATCTTTTAGAGGGATTAAACCAATATCAAACATATCATAAGCACTGGCATAAGTGAAGGCATCCATTCCGTTTATCCTGCAGTATTGTTCTTGACTTATTCGGTAACCACTCGTGAAAATGTTTTCGTACTCTTTCCACATAGCATCGCCTTCGATAAATCCGCTCAAGATTAGTCTATACTTGTTTTGAGTTTCAGGGTCTGACTTTAGTTGCAGGAATGATTCTGCAAGCAATACTAAATCGTGGTGATGTGTTACCGACCCGCTCCAACCTATTTGAATGTGATCCGTTTTCATTCGCTTTACTTTTAGGTCAGGTTTGAATTGGTCCTGACTAAAGTCGATTGCATTTGGAATAACGTAAACATTTTTATTCAAAGGACTCACCATATTTGCAAGGTGGTTTGTAGTTACCATTACAGCATTTGCTTGTTGCAGGTTGTAGGTAATCTGTTGAGCGGTCTTTTTGTTTACCCAATCTTTTTTAAGTGGGTGATTATGTGGAAGTACCCATGTATCATCCCTATCAATTATAACAGGGATTCCGATTCTTTTAAGTTGTTTCCAGAGTATTTCCTGAAAGCCCATTTTTGATACAACGGAACTTGAAACGATTAAATCGAATTGATGAAAGAATGAATCGGGCAAATGGTCAATGATGTGAGCAGTTGTTATCTCGACTTCCTCTAATTCGTTTAGCTTTCCATGTGGAATAAGTAGACGGTGATATTCGACTCCGCTTATTTTCTTGTCACAAACTTGAAGTATTTTCATACTTTTAAATTAATATCAGGGTTTAACTTGATAAATCTTTCAGGCTCTACACTTATTGAAGCATTTAGCTTTGATTCAGTAATACAAATTTCATGTAATAAATCAGATATTTGCTTGTGCTGATTAGAAGAATGAGTAATTATAAAGTCCTCAAACTTATACTCGTTTTCTTTTATTTTTATTGATATTTTCATTTTATAAAAACTATTTGTTCATGCCCTAATTTCCATTGACTATATTCAACCAACCATAATCCACTCCGCCCTGCCATTGTTAATACATGGTCGAGCGAATAAATCCAAATATGTTCAGTTTCGTGGAATTGCTTTTCATCCATTACATCATTCTCAAACATTATCGGGGCTTGAATTATTAGCCTCCCACCTTCGCAAAGTAATCGGTGGCATTCTTTTAAAAATGCCATGCCGTCCTCTACGTGTTCAAATACGTCTAAGGCTATAATGTTTGAGAATGTTTCAGGCTGCCAATCTTTTGTAATCTCAGGAAAGAAACCAAAATGAAGTTTTGCCGATTGTGCCAAATGTTGAATATCATTTTTGTAAGTTTCATCGACTTCAATTCCATGTGTTTGGAAGGTTTCAGATAATTCACCTAAAAGAATACCAGGAGCGCACGCTATTTCTAAAATAGTTTTAGGTTCAATCTTGGTTAATGCTTCTTTTACAAGTTCATTCTTTTCTCTTACGTTGTTAACTTGTTCATGAATAGTCGAATGGTTTTGCTTTGAACTCCAATATTCATCTTTGTAGATTTCTTTTGGGTCTTTGAAGTAGTTTGACTTGTAACTCCCATTAGGTAGCTTTGTGTAATGTTCTCTCATTTTAAAAATTGATTAAGTGCGTATTCAAATCCTTCTTGATTAAATATGTCAAATGCTTTGCCCCCACATGGAATAACATTCGGACAACCGAAATAAGTTTCTAAGATTCTATTTGATTTAAGTTGTTCAGCTATTGCAAAGTTCATTGATTGATTGCCAATAAATACTTTACAATTGTTAATCATTAAAGCTAATTGCAAAAAGTTGGCAACATCAATATAATCTAAATCTTTAACAACTTTACTCATTAAATGATACTCATGTTCAGTACCTACAAAAAACTTATTATTTTCAAATTTATTCAGTATTGAGTAATCAATTTGTCCGTTTTGGTAACGTTCAGTTCTATTGATTATAATTGATTGATTCGGCATTAACAAGTGAATATGTCTAAGTTTTAATTGACTATCGTAAACTTCGCAATCATTTACGTTTAAAGTCAATTCATTTAAATCACAAGTCAATTCAGGAAAAGCCTGAAAGTACCATCTCGATATGTTGCCCGCTCCTAAGTTCAAACCGATTGTTCTGAACTTGTCTAAATCGTAATCTACTTTTTGACCGGTGTAGATTAACACATCTTCGATAAAATTGGTAGCTAATAACAATGGCTTGAGCATTGTAGCCATGTACTTATTCAACATCACGTTACCTAATGGGTGGACAAACCCTTTAACATAGTTAGCGGGTTGGTCTATGTGTAAGTAAAGTATTGCCTTATCATTTGCATTATAGCAGGCTTGACGTATTGCAGGCAAGCTATACAGAATGTCACCTGCGTTTCCTGAATGTTTTAACTTTAGCATTTTGTTTTATTTCGGGTTTAAAATTATCAAATGGCAAAAAAACTACTCTTAATAGTTCTCTGATGCAAGACTGGCAAGATAGGTTACGAGGTGGCGGTCCATGCAATTTCGCATAAGCATCTTTTACTATCTCGTAATCAATGTTCGTAAATTCGCTGTAATGATGTTCTTTGTAAGTTTCCCACTTACCCTTAAGTGGTAAAAGTAAATTGTATATTTCTTCTGTCATGGTCTGTTTAAGTAATAATAAAGATAAGCCGAACTAAAACCGTATAAGATAACTTCTAATAGATTGGTATTAAAATATAAAGCCAATACACACCCGAACCAAAAGGATAGGCAATAACCACACGAAAAGGGTTTAATCGGGTATATCTTGAATAACCTTTGACTCCATTCAATCATTAACTCAGATATTACATATCCACTCGACACGCTCATTAAGCATATCATTATAAAGTTTATCATTTTTTAGTTTTATTTTTTCAATTGCTAATCTTATGGCGTGCCTTACTGATTCGTATTTAATACCGACTTCCCTTGACACGTCCCGATAATTTCCAAATTTGATGTAAAGTTTTAAAAGTTCCTTTTCGTAAAAATCTAAGCATTCAATTTCACTTTCAATTGATTCAATAAGCTGTTTAAATTTACTTTCAAACCCTTCATTGATGTTAGTTACCTCTTTTATCTTTGCTTCGCTTAAATCATATCTATCGTCATTGTGATGGTACTTATGATAGAATGGTGAAGTCTTTGAGTTGAATGAGTTTGAAGCAATACGAATAAACAACCATTTTAAATAGCCTTCCAAACTGGCTTTAATTACTTTTTCTTCATCCATTTCTAAAAATACCATGATCGTTTCGTGAAATAAATCTTCGCAAAGTGAAGGAGGCGCAATATTCTGACAAACTTTTTTGAATTGTTTATCTCGATACAACGCCTCTATTATTTGCTTTTTATTCACTAATTACGATTAACCCTCCCATTCAATTAAAATAGTTTTGACAAATCCATTATTCCATTGTTCGTATTGTTTAGCTATATCCTCATTTGACCACGATACGGCAGCACCTGTATCATAGACATTAACCCATGCTTGGAACTTTTTTGGCTTGGGGATTAAAAGTAAATCATATTCTGATTCTTCTTTACTTTGTTTCCAAAATCCATCTTCTGTAAATGTTTCAAGTGTTCCACAAACTAATGCAACAAGTTTATACTTACTTACTGCATTTGAATAATAAACAATTTGTTCAGGTATTGAACCATCCCTACAAACCACTTGATATTCTCCTGATTGGTACTTTTCCCAATCGAATGGGATTCTTTTGTTTTCCATAATTTATTTTGTTTGGTTTTTAATGTTTTGTATAAACAATTCGTATTCAGTATTAATAGCTTCTTTGCATAAACTGACTGATTCTTTTGAAAATAAAATTCCATGTTCAAATGCTAATTTTA